TTAGATACTGCGCTTACCCTAAGAGTGAGTTGCAGAAACTTTCTAAAATTTCAGCCGTTAATACTAGAGTGATCTACGCTGGTAACGCTGCCCTAGTGTGTTACTCGCGTATGAGATACGGTTCATTGTTGATTGGCTTTATGAACTCTGGTCCCAGTTTATCTCTCATGGGTATTAACCAATACTCTAAGGATCTTCAGGTAGTGTTTGATTATTTGACAGAAGTTATTCCTGTAGATGGCCTAAGTCAGGCCTTCATTGCTGGAGATTTAAAGAAAATGGATCAACATTACCTTCCTGAGTTCCAACTAAAGGCATATGAAATTCTTTACGAATCACTTCCTGATTCTGTAAAGGTAGATGTGTCACGTGAAGAGTTTGATAACTTTGTGAAGACTCAAATTTCCCCGATTGTGGAATACAAGGGAATGAATTATCATTTTAATGTAGCCCATTTGTCAGGTTGCTGTTTTACTACAATAGTTAACAACATCGTTTTGAGTCTATACATGAGATACATGTTCTCTATAGCCCATCCGGAATTGGTCTTTGATGAAGAAGTTAGGATGGTGATGCAAGGAGATGATCATGTTATCTGTGTCAACCGCGACAATGTATACAGATTTAATCAACTTTTCCTGGAGAGGAATATGTCCAAGTTGGGTCAGGTTTATACCAATGAGACTAAAAATGAACAATCTGTCGAAGAGTTTAGATACTGGGAGGATATCTCTATTCTTGGGGCGCATCCTTTCCTGTTTGAAGACTATTGGGTAGGTAGACTCCGAAAGAGTACGATTTACAATACCCTTTCCTGGTACCGATCCGATCTGATAAATTGGCGACAAGCTGCCATATCAGCTCTGGAAATGGCTAGTTTGTGGTCGCATGAATTCTTCGATTCGATATTGGCTCTCGTCAATGAAGGTATGAAACGTGTGGATTATCCCCCGATTGTTATGTCATTTGGCATTCGTCGAGTTGTTGCGTCCCGCACTGCATGCTTGGACTATGAGAACATTTATGAAGCCGAATCACTCACTGATTTCTCTACAGTTGCTGCTATGGCACAAGAAAGTGTCAATATCAGCGATCCAGTAGAAGGTGGTGGTTTTGGTGGCGTGGATGATGATCTTAATCTCGGTTTAGATTCGTTTTTGTATAAGGATTCGTTTGAATGGGACATGAACAGTGAGGCTGGTACTTTATTGTATAGCCCCAGTTCTGGATTCCCTAAATGTCTCCTAGATGAATCCCAGCATGATTTGCAATATGCCAAGTTCAAGTCATTTATGTATTACCGTAGTGATTTCGAGATTCGAATTCAATTGAACGGTAATAAAATGCAACAAGGTGCTCTATGTGTATTCTTCCAACCCTTAA